TGACATCTAAATACTTAATAATGTAAGACTCGTATAAGGTATTTAGAGTGCCAACACCTCAAAGTATATCTAATTTCCGACCACTCATTACCAATCTTGCCCAGACATCTCACTATCAGGTGATATTTGGTCTTCCTTCCAGTGGAACACTTTCATCCTATCTGAATGCGAGAGGTGTAAATACTACTTTTATTACCGAAAGTTCTGGACTGTTGTGTTCTTCTGCATCCATTCCTGGAAGTTCATTGGCGACTGCAGATATCAATGGAAACTTTATGGGTGTGCAGGAAAAGATGGCACACACAAGAATCTTCACCCAGATGCAACTAGAATTTTATGTTGATTCTGACTATAGAATGATGAAATTCTTAGAGCACTGGATGGAATTCATTGCAAGTGGGTCTGGTCAAAATCCTGCAAATCAGGGATACTATTACAGAATGCAGTATCCAGATGACTATAAATCCAACTCTACCAAAATTATAAAGTTTGATAGAGATTATGCAAAAGAGTTTGAGTATAATTTTATAGGACTATTTCCTATTAATATGTCTTCTGTTCCAGTATCTTATGATTCTTCGGAAATTATGAAAGTAAGTGTAGCATTCAATTATGAGCGTTATATTCCTGGTCAAACATCAAGTTTGAGTAATGCTCAAGGAACATCTAATAATGTTGACAGTTCTAATGCTTCAGCTACTTCGCAATATACTCAACCCATTATTGACAGTCTTACAAGTCAAGGTGGTGCTACTCCATTTGACACTACTGGTCTAGAAACCAGTATTAGTGGAAACAGTCCAGAATATTATTCTAACTTTGGACAAAACTCACAAGATGCTACAAATACTGCAAACTTCCTTGGCGCAGTGTAAATAAATAAAAACAACTGAACTTTTTGGGTTATTATGCCTTTACCAAAAATTGCAACACCAATCTATGAATTGGAACTTCCTTCCACACAAAAGAAAATTAGATATAGACCTTTTCTAGTCAAAGAAGAAAAGGTTCTTATCATTGCGATGGAATCTGAGGATCAAAAACAAATTACAACCGCAATTAAAACCGTCATTGGTAATTGTATTCTTTCTAAAGGTATTAAGGTAGAAGAATTATCTACTTTTGATATTGAATACCTTTTCTTGAACATTAGAGGTAAGTCTGTAGGTGAAACCGTTAATGTTCTGGTTACTTGCCCTGATGATGGTGTGACCCAGGTTGAAACGATAATTGATCTAGATGCTATCAAAGTTCAAGTTGATCCAAAACATTCTAGAGATATTAAGTTGGATGAAAATCTGACAATGAGAATGAAATATCCTTCACTTGAGGAGTTTATCAAGAGCAATTTTAGTTTTGATGATGGTATGGGTGTTGATGAATCATTCCAACTGATTGCTTCTTGTGTAGAACAAATTTATAATGAAGAGGAATCGTGGAGTGCTTCTGACTGCACAAATAAAGAGATGGTCTCTTTCATTGAAGAATTGAGTTCAAAACAATTCAAAGAGATTGAAAGATTCTTTGAAACAATGCCTAAACTTTCACATACTATTAAAGTAAAGAATCCTAAGACTGAAGTTGAAAGTGAAGTGGTCTTGGAGGGACTTTCTAGTTTTTTCGGGTAGGTATGGCGCACAATGATCTTGCGTCATACTACAAGATAAATTTTGCCCTCATGCAGCATCATAAATATTCATTAACAGAACTAGAAAATATGATACCTTGGGAGAGAGATGTTTATCTCGCTCTATTACAGCAATATATTGAAGAGGAGAATCTGAAGCAACAACAGCGTAGTGGCATGTAAATGGCAAAAATAAGTGCAGCAAAATTTACAGATAGAGATATCCTTGTAACTGGTAAAGACCCATCTACAGGGGAATATCTTTCTGCTGCTCAGAGAAAGGCATTATTTAGGAAGAGAAAAGTAAGTTCAAATCAAGTTTTTAGAAAACCAGGTGCAATTGTAAAGTCAGATTCAATTGCACCCGTAAAGAAAGATTCTGGGATTGTTCCTACTGATAAAAAGTTTGCAATTAAACCTAGTATTGATCTTACTATATTAAATGTAAGGGTATCGGTATTAGAGAAACAAGTTTCTTTTCTTGCAAAATCATTAGATAAAGAAACAGAATTAGAAAAAAAATCTCAGAAAGAACAAGAAAAACAATTATTACAGCAGGAAGAGAGTGGTCGTAGATCTGCTAAAGAAAAACAGTTAGAGAAGAGTTTATTTAAAGCACTAATTTCTCCCGTTAAAGCAGTTGGTGGAGTTGCAAAAGGTATTCTTGGTACTTTAATGGATTTTTTTGTAACCATCTTTGCTGGATGGTTAACTGATAAAGGTCTGAAAGCATTTCAAGCAGCTGCAGATGGAAATACTGCACAATTAGAGGGAATTAGAAATGAGGTATTAAAAGCTCTTGGAATTGTTGGTGGTATATTTTTAGCACTTAATGGTGGAATATTTGTTATCTTGGGTATCATTACTGGATTAGCAAAAAAAATTGCTAAATTTGCATGGAGGGCTACTTTCGGTAGATTTTTTAGACCACCTACTCCACCCACACCACCTACACCAAAACCTCCTGCTCCCACTGGTCCTGGTGGTGGAGGACCTGGTGCTCCAACTGGTCCTAAAGGGAAAAAACCACCAACAACAGGAGTAGATGATGCAACAGATGCTGCTAGGAGGAAACTAGCACAAGAAGTTAAAGATAAAGGATTAAAATCAAAAGGTGCAATTATAAATGGAAAATATGTTTCTGTAACAGCAGAAGAAGCTATTGAATTATTAAAACCTGCGAAATCGGGATTTTTACAAAATATGTCTGATTGGTGGAAAAAAACACCAATTAGTCAATTTATGGGGAAAACTAAGGATGTTGTGCAATCACAAATTAAAAAAATAGTAGATCCCATTGTAAAACCACTCAAAGGGTTTGCAACAGCAGTTGCTAATAAAGTATTCTCTGCTGTAAAAAAACTTCCAATATTTCCTCAAATTCTAAGTTTTCTGAAAAAACAAGGAATAAATGCTGCTGGTGGTCTTGGTAAACTAGGAAAAAGTGCTGCTGGTAAGTTGGGAGCGAAAGCACTTCCTTTTATTGGTGGAATAGCCAACCTTCTTTTTGCATATGATAGACTTGCAAATGGAGACTCTTTTGGTGCTGGACTGGAAGCAGTGTCTGGTATTTTAGACTTTGCTGGTGCATGGCCATTATCTTTAGGTCTTGATGCATTTCTATTCGCTAGAGATTTTATTCCTGCTATTAAAGAACAAGAAACGGCAATGATTGCTGGTTTAGGATTGGGACCAGCACAAGAATTTCTCAATAATCTTGGTGGAAAACTTCCAAATCTTGGAGAATTATATAAGATCGTCACTGGTAAAAATGCAGAACAACCAACACCATCTGGCGAACCATCCAAAGATATTGAATTAACTGCACCACAAAGAAAAGATTTTGGTCGTGGAAGAGAAGGTGAAGCAGCATTTAAACGTGCAAGTAGAGAATACCAACAGAAACTGGCAGCAGCACAACAAAAAGAAAATAAAGAACCAGAAACAACAAAAACTCCACCAGCAATACCTCCAGCACCAACATCAACTGCACCAGCAGAATCGTCATCACCTGGTATTGATGCACCATCTTCTTTGTCAAGACCATTACCTGGACCAGTGTCTAGTGCTGGAAATACTACTGTGATTTACAAAAAAATTGGACCTGGTGGACAAATGCAGCAGCAACCTTTAAAAACAGGAAGTGCTACGGATGTTCCATTGATTTCTTCTTCGAATCCAAGTAATTTCTATACAATGTATTCACAAATAGTTTACAATGTGGTGACCTAAGATGCCAGTAGCAGCAGTAGCAGCAGGAGCACTAAGAATAGGTTCTATGTTTGCAGGAAAAACAGCAGGAACACTAAGTGGTGCAGCAGAAGGTGTATCAAGAAGTGGTGGAATTCTTCGTAAAGTAATCTTGAAAAAAACAAAAGTAAAGCGGGAAAACATAGCAAGGGATAAAGTCTTAAATAAAAGAATTTTAGAAAAAAGAAGAAGAAGAGAAAAAGAATCCCTATTAGAATCATTTAAAACAAGAGGTAAATCCGGTCTTGCTAATATTCCTGGAAAAAGTCTTCTTGATAACGCATTAGACTTTATTGCGGTTTTATTGATTGGATGGTTAGTTGATAAATTACCACAAATTATAAAGTGGATAAAAGATTTAATAACAAGAATTGAACTTTTAATTGATAGTTTAAAACGTTTTGTTGAAAATCTTGGTAAGTGGTTAAATTCTATTGGTAAATTGGTCGTTGCTAATTTACAAAATTGGATAAAACTTGATTTTAAAGATCAATCTGGTAAAGTAGATGCAGCAATGAAAGATTTGGAGAGTGCATTTAAGGGAATGGAAAATGCATTTGAAGATGCAAAGAATGCAGTTGGTGGGGATATGGGAGAAGTTGGTGGAGCAGTCGCATCTGGAGATTTGTTTGAGATAATTGCTGGCGGTGAAGGTGGATATGAATCAATAAACAGAGGTTATGCTGGTGATAGTCCTGGTGGAGCAGCAAAATATTTTGGTAAAAATTTGCAAGATATGTCAGTTGGTGAAGTGATGAATTTACAATCTCAAGATAAGTTATTTGCTGTTGGAAAATATCAAATAATACCTGATACTATGGTAGGTTTTGTGAGAACTATGGGAATAAGTAAGGATGATAAATTTAATGCAGCAACGCAAGAAAAATTCAAAGATTATGTGATTAATTTCAAAAGACCTGAGGTTGGTAGGTATATTAGGGGTCAATCTAACAATAGAACAGAAGCTGCTCAAGAACTTGCCAGAGAATTTGCTTCTGTTGGATTATCCTATGCAGAAGCTGGAAAAACAAGAGGACAATCTAGATATGCTGGTTCTGCTGGTAACAGAGCTTCTATTTCTCCAGAATCTATTGAATCAGCATTGGATAGGGCTAGACAATCTCAAGGTGGTCAGGGTGGGGGTAATGGAGGTCCGT